TTATTTTATATCTTTTTTTAATAGTTTTTCAAACGCTGTAGTTGCTGTATCTTTTTCTTTGCGTAAGACATGGCCATAAACATTCATTGTAGTATTAAAATCTCGGTGTCCTAATCGTTTTTGAAGCTCTTTTGGAGTCATATTAGGATCGCTAAGCAAATAGGTAGCTGATGTATGTCTAATGTCGTGAAAACGAATGTGACGCAAATTGTGACGTTTGGTGAATCGTTTGAACTTCTTATACAGATAACTTCCACGTGGCAAAGTTCCATCTTGTTTTGTATCAAATATAAAATAGTGTTTTAATTTCTTTATATTTAATTTCCAACGAATCTTTTTATTCTCTTTGATTAATTCATCTAACATATCAAATAGATAAGCAGGACCGGTTACTATTTTTTCATCATCATCATTTTTCAAACCTGGAAGCAACCGAATATCTGATTTTCCATCTACTTCTGAAATCCGCTGATGAAATCTTATTTCTTGTTTGTCAAAGTCAATATCTTTTTCTTCTAAAGCTGCAATTTCTCCTTGTCTTGCTCCTGTAATAAATGCTAGAACAATTAAAGTTTTAATTTCTATGCTTTCCTCAAATGCTGCTTTTAGCATTGCATGAATTTCTTCTTCCGAATAAGGTTCTTCGATATTCTTTTTTACGCCTTTTTCTTTTGGTATTTTTACATTTTCCACAGGATTTTCTTTAATTGCCCCGTACTCATTTTTAGCCATCAAAAATAAGTTGTTAACGGCGTACAACATACGAAGCTTTGTATTTCTTGATAAAGGTTTATCAGAGTTTCTCCCAGGATCTTTTGTATTGATTCTTTGAGCATTAACAACAATTTTCTTTATCATGTATGGTTTGATATCGATTAGAGGGATAAAATCAAATTTATCAAGAAATCTATTCTCGATCATTCGCTTATAGTTATGATAAGACTTTGGCTCTAAATTTTTTTCGGCCTCTGAAAGCCATATTTTTCTATAAAATTCACCAAAAGTTATATTGAATAAATCCAACGAATCATCGGTCATTCCTTCGAATTGTTCTAACCAGATGTTCAATTCTTTATATGCCGCTCTTTTACTATTCGCTTTTATAGTTTTGCTTTTTCTTTTTGCCGAGCCATCAGGTTTGTATCCTAATACAGCTCTTAGTCTATATGTTTCATTGTCTACTTGTTCTAAGTATCCTGTTACTTCCGACATAATTGAATCTACTCTCTTTCTCTGATACAATAGGAACTATAAAGAAGCCTATCGTATAGGTTTGCTTTTTCATAGAACACGCTCGCTTTGGTCGGTGGGGCGTGTTTTTATTTATTATACAGTTGCTTTAAAAATAGCTGCTTTTTCAAATGATACTAAAGGAGAGAAGTGGATTTCTATTTCTCCCGTTTGGTTTAACGTGAAATGAGCAGTTACATCCATTTGTTTTCCTGGAGCAACAGATCCCATTGTATTTTCGTTGGCATATGTCTCTGATTTTTTGTCATCTGGTCCATATACTTCTACATCTGTACCTACAGGGATATCTGAATCGCCATCATTTTTTACGGTATAAGTAATTTTTACTACTTGTGCGGGTTGATTTTCTTCAAATTGATTTCTTTCATCAGTTAGTTCTACACTGTTTAGTGTATATTCAGCATCACCAACTTTTACAGTGTCACCAATCTTATAGAAGGTATCGCTTTTTTCTTCTTTAGAAGATGAAGTAGAGGTTGAAGATTTAGTTACTTTTTCGCCACCATTATCACTTGCTTTATTGCTATCTGAACCACCGTTTAAAGCAGAACCAATAATTATAATTAAAATTACTGCTAGTATCCAAAACCAAACTCTTTTGTAGAAAGGTTTTTTTACTTTGTACATTTTTCCATCTTGACCCATAACTTTTTTTGACATTTAAATATTCCTCACTTCTTGGTATAATATATTTGTGATCTCAGAAATGAGGTGTGAGTCCGTGTTGCAGCACGGGCTTTTTTTACTGTGCATAAGAGTATTTTTTCTTGAAATAGCATTGGCAGACAGCATAACAAGTATATCTGAGCTTATTCTGAATAGAATAATATTCCATAAATTTTTCGAGATTAAACTGAGATTCATCAGTCAGTTCGTTCTCAATATAGATATTTAATAAAATTAGAATAGCTATTTTATCTGCTTCTGTTTCAAATTTTGAGTGAAAAGTTGTAGAAGTATCGTACAAAACTGAAAATTCAAAATGAGAGGCGCTGAAATGTGCAAGTTCATGAGATAAATGAAAGGCTCCTGCAGTTTCACCGTATAGATTTTCATTCAAAAAAATGATTCTGGGTTTTGGATAGTAGAAACCAGGCTCTTTCATTTCCATATAAACTACTTTCAAATTGTATTCGCTCAACATTTCTTTCAATTTCAAATACATACAAACCATCACTCCAACTATTCATTTTCTTCTAAAGCTTTAGCAATTGCAATCGCTTTACGCATTGTCTCTTTAGATATTTCTTTTCCATCAAAAGAAAAAACAGTATCGTCTTCTGATAAATCCACATGTTTAGGGGTTTCTTTTTCTTCACGTCCCAGAAGATAGTCTACAGAAACATCGAAATAGTCAGCTAACCGAGCTAACTCAATAGAATTAGGAGTTTGTCTTTTCCAACTTCCTAAATATCCATTCGAATACCCGAAATTCATTTCGAGCTGTCTAATGGATAATCCTTTTTCTTTTGCTAACTCCTTTATTATTTCGTAAGTATTCATTGATAAATCAACCTTTCTGAATGCTTACAAAAAAAGTTTAGATAAATAATGTAAAAATAGTTGACTTATATACATTATTAATCTATACTATGTTTTGTAAACAAGTTTAACAACTAAAAAGACAACAAAAAATACTATTGATTAATAAATGCCAACCGCCAAGAAAGCTTTTTAAATCAAAGTTTATATGTCTTATTTAACTATGCATTTAGTATAGATTATTAATCTAATAAAGTCAACGCAGTTTTTTAAAAAGTTGTTAAATTTGTTTACGAATATAAAAGAAAGGAAAGTAAAAAATGAATACACCACAAATTTTCAATTTCGAACAAAACGAGGTTCGAACTGTTTTAGTAAATGATGAACCATATTTTGTAGGGAAAGACGTTGCAAGTGTTTTGGGTTATTCAAACACTAAAGATGCTTTGTCGCGGCATGTAGATTTGGAAGATAAGATGGGGTCGCGAATCACGACCTCAGGTCAATCGAGAGAGATGACGATTATCAACGAATCAGGTCTATACAGTTTAATACTTAAATCCAAGCTACCAAACGCAAAGAAGTTCAAACGTTGGGTAACGAGTGAAGTGTTGCCAGCAATTAGAAAACATGGAGGTTATCTAACTCCAGAAAAAGTAGAAGAAGCTTTGCTTAATCCAGATACAATCATTCAATTAGCAACTCAACTAAAAGAAGAAAGAACTGGAAGATTAATCGCAGAACAAAAGATTGCAGAGTACGAACCTAAAATCTCCTATTTAGATAGCATATTATCTTCTACAGATTCAGTAACAATTAGTCAGATTGCAGCAGATTATGGGATGTCTCCACAACAGATGAATAAATTACTTCATAAACTAGGTATTCAGAAAAAAGTCGGTAACCAATGGTTATTGTGCAAAAAACACATGAACCAAGGATACACAAAATCTCATACAACTGAGATCCCGAAAGCCGATGGTGGCACTAAAATTGTAATGAATACCAAATGGACACAGAAAGGGCGTCTATTTATCTACGAATTACTAAAAAAAGAAGGCTATTACCCTCAAATGGATTTAGAAGAAATTGGTTAGAAAGGAGTTTTAGTATGACTGATATTGCAGAAATCACTCAACGAGATAGAGAAAAAATCAAAGAATATGTCGAAAGTTCAAAGTTCTTAACTTACACCATGCTTGCTGAAAGATTTGGAATTAGCAAAAGCTACTTATCTTTAATTTTAAACGGTAAAAAGACTTCTGCAGAAGCAAATAGAATCATAGATTCGATTATTACTATGTACGAATTATAAATACAGGAGGAAACAACCAATGGAACAACTAGCTTTAGTTAACCTCTCGGCTCTCAAAGCTTCTTTGGCAGAATCTGAGATTGCAAATGAAGTGTGGGATACAAAGCAAGCTGCGGAATATTTGAAAACCACAACACGCACGCTAACTAAAGATGCCGAGTCCGGAAAAATTCCAGCGGCGAAAGTTGGCAGAGAATGGAGATTTAGTAGTATCGCTTTGTATCAGTATTTAAAAGGAGGTCAACATGGGAAAGTTTAATCGAACATTAGTATTCAGCGCACCGCTAATCATCTACGCTTTAGGACTTTGGGGAAGCAGGCAAGCATTAATCGGCACGATCGTTTACATGGTTTGGATTTTTATGGGGCTTGATGAAGCTGAGTACAAAACAAAAAAGCCAACCAGGGAGGCTGACTAAAGTGTGGTTCTGTTTATTAGGTGTTTATCTCGTGGCCGTTTTAGTAAATAACTACATGAGAAAACGCGGCGAATACTGGTATACATCCTATGCGGTTCTAGTATGTCTAATGCTTACAATTTTTCTAATGATTTATTCAAAATAGGTAATACTTTGTCAATCAAATAAGTTTCAAGAGATTTTTGTTCTGCATTAGTGTTGCCGTAACCAAAACGGCTTAAGAAAATTTTCATAACCTCTATATCTTCATTTTGAATATATGGCAGGACTGCATAACCTGATGCTTTTACAAAGGAAATAAACTATCTTTTTATATTTTACCACAGAAAGGAATGAACCGTAAATGCTAATTGCAACGGATACACTAGACCGCATCTTTTTAAAAGACGAATACAAACTGCGCAATATAGATGCGTCAGGAATTTTAGTATTTGATCTTTATGACAATGGAAAAATTGGTATCTATCAAGCAAGTGATATTGAAGAAACAAACCTTGCTTTCGAACAAATTGATGATTCTGTGGAATTGGATTTAGATGAGGCAATCCTAGCTTTTGAACAAATTGCAAAATTATTAAAGGAGGCACAAAAGAATGGCAACTCTTTACCAACTCAGCGAGTCATATATCAAAGTCCTGGAACTGGCAGAACAATTGGATGAAGAAATTCTTCGCGATACTCTCGATTCGATTAATGAAGCGATCGAGTATAAGGCAGAAAACTTAGCAAAAATAGTTAAAGAAGTAGAAGGGAAAGCTGAGTTAATCGATAGTGAAATTAAACGTCTACAGGAACGTAAGACATCGCTTTTGAACAATGCTAAGAGTATCAAACACTATTTACAAGAGGAAATGGAAAAGACTGGTAAAACGAAGATTAAAGGTGAATTATTCAACATTGGAATTCAAAATAATCCAGTATCAGTCAATGTAATCAATGAGAACTTAATTCCAAAAGGATTCTTTACCCCTGTGCCTCCCAAATTGGATAAAAAGCAATTGAAGGAGGAACTGAAGCACGGAGATATTCCTGGTGCTGAACTCGTCCAAACAAAAGGTTTGAGGATAAGATAGGAGGCAATATTCGTGGAAATTAAAAGCGCAACAGATATTCTTCGTGATAAAGACTGGAGAATAATGATTTATGCAAAACCAGGTACAGGTAAGACGTCACTTGTTCAATTTTTAAAAGGAAAGACTTTAGTGTTGGATATGGATGATTCTTCAAAAGTATTAGCAGGTTTGCCTAATGTGGATGTAATCTCGTTTGATCGTGTTAAACCACATGAATTCATTACTGAATTTATTAAAGAGGTTCCTGAACTAGTTGAAAATTATGACAATCTTGTTATCGATAATATTTCAAGTTTTGAAAAAGACTGGTTTGTAGAACGTGGAAGATCTTCTAAAAATGGAATTAGTAATGAAATTCAAGATTACTCACAATGGACGAACTATTTTGCTCGAATTATGACTACCATTTATCTATTAAAAGACATCAATATTTTAGTAACTGCATGGGAAAATCAGCGTGAAATAACTACTGAACGCGGACAAGTATTTAATCAGTATGCACCACAAATCAGAGATAGTGTCAGAGATAATCTTATGGGTCTGACTGATATCGTTGGGCGAATGATTATCAATCCAGATACTGGCAATCGAGGGATTATCTTAGAAGGTAATGATGCTGTTTATGCTAAGAACAGACTAGATGAACGAAAAGCTACACCTGCAGAAGAATTGTTCTTCATAGGCGGTGAACCGAATGTATCAACTCCGACCGTATCAGATTAAGCTAGTTCAAGAAGCCAGAAAACATCTATCTCAAGGGAAAAAGGGAGTATTGATCCAATCGCCACCAGGAAGTGGCAAATCAGTTGTAATTGCAGAAATTGTTCGATTAGCAACAATAAAAGGCGGCATAGTACTATTTCTTGCCCACAGGAGAGAGTTACTGGATAACATTCGAGAAACACTTGAACAAAATGATGTAGATTTATCAAAAGTCATAATATTGTCAGCTGTAATGGCTAAGAACAGGTTAAATAAATTGCCAAAGCTGTCTCTGATAATTACGGATGAAGGACATCATGGTAAAGCGAAAACTTATATGGATATTTATAACCATTTTAAAGAAATTCCTAGATTAGGTTTTACTGCTACACCATACAGACTCAGCGGAGAAGGATTTACAGATATATACGAAGAAATGGTAGAAGGACCATCCATACAGTGGTTGATTGATCAGCACAATCTAGCACCTTATCGTTGGTACTCTATTCCTTTGATTGATCGTTCTAAAGTAGATTTTAAAAATATGTCACGTGAAGCTGAAAGCTCTGCGCGATTATTCGAGTCAGATGCCACAATTCAAGGCGACATTGTTGAAAATTATAAAAAATATGCGGATGGTCAACAAGCAATTGTTTATGCTCCAACGATTCAGGTAAGCAAGATGATTGTTAAATGGTTTAACGACAATGGAATATATGCGGTTCATGCAGATGGAAAAACACCTACCAAAGAACGTGATGATATTATGGCAAATTTCAAATCGAAAAAAATCACTATATTATCAAATGTCGATTTAATCAGCGAAGGATTTAATGTACCAGATGTTGGAGTGATTATACTTTGCAGGCCTACGCAATCAATCGTCTTACATTTACAACAGTCTATGCGAGGCATGAGATATCGAGAAAATAAGACTTCGATTGTGTTAGATCATGTTGGGAACGGAGCTAACTTAGGTTTACCTACTGATGAATTTGAATGGTCGTTAAGCGCGAGGAAAAAGAAGAGTAATGGAAGTAGCAGCGAAGCGCCTAGAATGACTTGCTCAACATGTGGACAGCAGTTTCTTCTGAAGAGCTTATTAAAGATAGAAAATAAACCACATTGCCCGTTCTGCTTACAAGAAATAGTAATTAAAGAAAAAGAAAATTCCATTACTTTTGATGAAGCGGTTCAAATGGTGGAATTGAATGCAGAAAATGCCAAGCTAGCGCGACTTTCAAGAAAGAAATTTTCAAAAAAACAATCTTTAGAATTAAATTATGCGATTGCAAAAGCAAAGGTAAGTTTTGAAGGTAAAGGAAATCCGCTTTTTAAAATGTTTGGCTCACTCACTGCTTATCAAGGACAACATTACTCC